ATGCAAGACAAAAGTACAACAACTCTGCAACACTCGCAACAATTAATCGCGGGTCTTTTACAGGAAGACAATTCTATCGAATTCTTCTGTGTGGGAAATCTAAAAACCCACTGGATCCAGAACGGCAAAAGCCATACCTGGGAAGAACTTCCCATTCCTGAATATTCTATATGCATGAATCACTACAACAAGAATGAGAAAGCTCGTGCAGTTCTTGGCGAGATCAGGGAGAACGGGAAACTTATCTCCAGGAATCGCCAGCTGGAAATATATATGTCGCTTGGCTGGGGAACCCCAGATGGAAAACCAGACATGATCAACGGCGTACTTCAGGAAATGGAAAATTACAGGCATAGCCGTGACTGCATCTCCCTACGGTTCAAGCAACTTAAAATAGACGGTAAGCCTTTAAAACCACGGGAAATCTTTATGCTGGACGAGATGTCTTCAAAGGCAGATCCAGTAGACCAGACCATTGCGATCGCCATGAAGATCAAGCGGAGCACCTTTAACCAGCATAGCCGGGAATTAAAGGATAAAGCAGGGGTAAATACCAAGCATGCCCTTCTTATGAAGGCCACGCGTGAAGGAATAGTAAGAAATTTTAACAATGCAAGGTGATGGTTATTGAAAGGGACGCACAGTTTTACAGCAACCAGGTACGCAGGATCAAAAAGCAGATGGAGTGTGTACGATCTTCTAACTGGAATGCCGAAGAAAAGAAGCAGCTACAGCATATCTATGCGAAGATGCTAAGGAAGAATGAGAAAAAACTGGCGTCCTTTTCTAATCTACGCCACAACTAGAAATTTACAACTATGGATGATTTGAAAATTATCGAAATTTTACTCGGCCATTGCGACTTTGAACCGCAATTAAGAGTAAGCGGCCAGGAGATATCGATCTCCATTAAAGACAACATCCAGTACGATGGCGAATATTTCTCACAGCTTCGCCAGGCCCTGGCTGAAACCACCGGTAGGAAGGTTGCAAGGATCCAGAAAGATTTTTTTATCTCCAGGACCATTCCTTCGGTAGCCGAAAGAAACGCCAAAACATTTTTATCACACGCAAGAAGCTAGTCCATGAGCCAGATGTCCGCACATATGTTAATGCCTCTTTACTCCGCCCTACCGGAGAAAGAGAAGCGGGCATTTGATCAATGGCTGGAGAAGCAGCGAAAACCACAACCCAAACCAAAAAAGAAAAAACAAAGCATCCTGCATAAGGTAGCCGATCAGCTGGGCGAAGAATGGCGCCCCGGTAACGAAGAGCAGCTGCTTTCCATGATAATGCATGGCAAAAACTAAAGCTTATGGAAACAATTTTTTACCTGTCAATTTTAGCGATTAACCTGGGAATCTTTATCTGGTATATAATTTCAGCAAAAGAATGGCTGGATACCGCCGGGTTCCTGGTTACTCTCACATCGATTGCTCTTATACTGGGATTGCAATTTCACCAGGAAGACGTGGAGTGGTTCTGGATAGCCTTACTGATTATCAACATCCCATTAGGTATTATTCTAAGAATAAGAAAGCTCCATTTCAACAACGAAACCAGGAAAAAATATTCCAGGAAAGACCTGGTACGTGCCCAGGAGATCTATTACGAGAACTACCTGGAAGATCCGGAATCTTTCAAACCGATCCCAACGAAAGGCGGAGCCGCTTTTCATATGGATTACCTGCTCGGGATCATAGACCAGAACCGCCCAAAGCTAAGGCAGAAAACAACATTAAAGCAATGATCTAAAAACCGGCCCGAAGACGTTCTTTACATTCTCACCCTTTCATTTTTATAGGTTTAAAGACAATCAGTAGCAGCAAAGGGCTTTTAAATTCAAAACAGTACGGCCGGTTTTTCAATGAACAATTAACAATATATCTGATGAACGAGGATCACGACCAGGTCAACCCGGGAAGAGCGCAGGGTGTGGTTTAAAAATGACCTGGAAATGAGAGAGGCTGCGAATGGGAGATCGCACCAGAGACTGGCGAGTCAATAAGCTATACGCGAGTAGCTGACTCTTGGAAGTTCGAATCTTCCCCTCTCTCCTAACTGGTAACTGATCATTGATCACTGCCAACTGAAATAATCCGCCCAATGGCGGGTAAGGGCAGGTATGCTCTTAAAATAAATTTTTTGAAACCCGAAAATCATTGGGGTGACCCTACGCGCCCCTTTTTAAAAATAAAAATATGAGCGAAAAAAGCATTAAAGCCTTTCCGAGCCATCCGGAATCCTATCTAAATGATGGAATGGATCTTAGAGATTATTTCGCAGCCAAAGCCATGCATGCCATTTATATGAATCCAACTTTTTTTCATGAAAGGACCGATTCAAAAGTGGTATGCAGGGCATACTCCATCGCTGATAAAATGATGAAACAAAGAGCGCTTAGTTCAGAATCTGAAGAAACGAATACTAACAACACCAAGAGCGAGGCATAGCCTCCCTGCATTGCCGCCGGGATGGTGATACCTACCCCGGCCCGCAACTGCAGAAAAACCCGAAGTCACCAATGCAACCAAACAACCAGCAACAAAACAATTCTATAGGGTCACTTATGCGCCAGAACATGGACATCCTTCCCCAGGGAGGTCCTAAAAGCCCTACCAAAAAGGCGTATAAGTACCCTTATTTCGATTCCGAAGCCATTAACCAGACGATCCAGAACGCCAAGCGCTTCGCCGAGGAATTCAATAAAGCCCAGGAGGAGAAGAGCAAGGGCATCAACAAGATCAACCGCGAGTTGCGCATCGCTCTAAAAGATATGCCGCACACCGCGGAACAGAAAGTTGCCTTCCTTCAATTCAAACAGGAAAACAAGCTGGCCAGCCTGGAACCCATGGCCTACAACCAGAAGGTTCTCGAGTTCAATCGCAAGCACGGCAGCCATTTCCTGCTTCGCACGCATAGAACCCTTAAGAACGAGATCGCGGTAACCTTTGCCTTCCTGGTGAATTTCTATGCCGCACAAATTCGTGATAATAATGCCAGGAAGATGAACGCCGGGGTGACCACCGCCGGAACCCTTCCGCGTATGCTTACTAACAGCGAATCTATTAAACGATATAAGATAAAGGGAGTACAACAGTGCCCCTATCAGAATGATGCGATCCTGAGCCATGTACACAACCTGGTGGACGCCGGAATCCTGATCAACTACAAATCACACGGCCGCAACATGGGTTTTTCAGTGGAGTTTAACCCTGAAATCCTGGAGGTAAAGGACCATAATTTTACTAAACTTCAAAAGACTGAAAACGAGACTATTATAAAATTTAAAACGGGGAAACCCACCTATAGTGACTGTATTACAAGAACAGGCGAAGATAAAAATGAAATTAAAGGGGACGCCGATGGCCTCCCCCGAGAAAGGAACGTCCGCCTCGGGCGGACTACGGCAGCTACAGGAAGCACTTACAGGGTCACCAAAAGCGAGGAAAACCCCGGCGGAAAAGCAAATTTCCAACCGGGAAGTTCCGATAAAAATCGACCTGCGGAGTCGGAAAAACCGGAACAGGAAAAGCCGGGCCGCGATTTGACAGGATCAGCCCAGGCTCAGGATGTGGACCATCCCTCGAAAAAACTGGAAAACAGGATCCGGGACACCTGGCAACTCTGCCAGGAACTTGCCCAAAACCAACACGTTCACCATATCCCACCAATGAAGGAACTGGCATTTGAAGCCAGCAAAGGTGTACTAAGCCAGCCGGTATTCAGAGTGCTCATCTTCCAGGAATTCATGAAAGTGATCTCCCGTTTAAAACGCGAGAATCAGAGTGCCGCCGGTGCCTTTTACCGGGCCTTCGAGGAGCTGGAGGATATGAAGCTGAAGAATTTCGCAGGCCGTTATTTCGATAAAAAGACCATGTTTCAGGAGTTTGAAAAATGGCTCTGGATGATCAACCATGCCGAGAACTGGGCGAAAAAGAAGAATTTCCAGCTGCTCTACATCAACGATTACCTGGACACCCAGCGCCGCGATGCAAAAGAGGTGGGCTTCTGGTACCTGGAGAAGCAATGGAAGCAGAACGAAAAGAAAAAGGAGACCCGCAAAAAGAAGCGCCAGCAAAAGGTTCAGGATCATAATACCCGAAAAAAGAAGATCAAGCTGGAGCGTGTGGAAAAATACGGCTACCGATCGGTGAAGCCCGGCACGAGCTCGAAATCACTTTCAGATTACGAAAAAGCCAGGCAGAAGGTTAGAAAATATCTCTACGGCCAGATCGAATTCGAAGAGCTGCACCGGTACTGCAGGCACAACCTTAGCCAGACCATCGTGGACGGACTCCGAAACCTGATCGATGCCGAGGCAGAGAACATTAAAAAATTCAATGCTTAATCATAAATCTAACGCAACAATTATGAGTACAAAACAACGATGTCCACACGGTAAATCAGACAGCTGCCCAGACTGCAGCAAGGTGAAAATGGTCGCCTACCTGATGAACGATCACAAGATCGTGTGGTATTCCTTCTTCAAGGAAGACAAACGCTACGGCCGGGTAGAAATGATCTCCGGAGTAATGGGATCCCGCCTGGAAAAGAAGCACGGCAAAGACGTCAAGAAAATGATGTTCTTCGATAACCTGGCTTCTGAGAAACCAATGATAGGAGAAAGTTAGGAGCTATGAACAACCAGAAGATCCACCTTAAAAAACTGGACCAGGAAGACCTGGCAGCTTTGAACGAGGCTGCACATGCATATGCTCCCTACCTGCGTCACCTGGCACGGGAACAACAAACAGCCCAGCCTCAAATTCATCTTTCAATTTTGATGGCTTATGGCTACGAGGTTTTCAAGAAACTGCACAACCACAATAAGGAAAGCGGTTTAAAACTGGAGATCTTCATGGCCTTTATTGCACTGGACAGCCTGCATTATTACCTGGAGACTACCGAAGATAAGCTCCACGCCGCCAAATGTTCCAGGATGATCGAAGAACTGGACGCCCTTCTACCCAATGTGATAGACCGGAAAGTATATACCGTAAACAGCAAAATGAACTAAAATGATAAATCTTTACAACACCCATATCGACGAGCTCTACATTCATCGTATTGGAAATAAATGTCGCGGGGAAGGAATGTACGTTTCAGAACAGCCTTACCAGATCACCGACGAGATCCGCCCGCTTTTAAAACAATTCTTCCTGAAACCATTCCGGGAAAAGGAAGAGCGCTACTTCAAATTTTCAGAAAACTCAGAGCTGCCTGGAATTTTCAGCAACGAAATGGAGTTCCCGTATTATCGCGGCGATAAGGATATTGCCAAGCTCATGTACGAAACCCACGTGCATCCGCATATCAAATCGGGGGAATTATACGTGTGCCGGCTTTCCAATATGCAGGTAGATAATGAAGTGGTTTCAGGCTTCGGGATCTTTAAGAGCGAACTGAAGGCCGATTTTATGCAATTCGAAGAAGGCGCCTCGCGTCTGGATCTCATCATTCAGCAGGGAGTAAACCTGAATAAACTGGATAAAGGAGCGATCATCCTAGCAAATTCATCGAGCAAGACCCGGTTTAGGATTCTGTATATAGATTCCAATAAATACGATTCCAAGTACTGGTGTGAGAATTTCCTGAACCTGGAAGAGCTGGAAGATTCTATTTTCCAGACAAAGAACTACCTCGATTTTTGCCAGGCATTCGCCAAAGACGTGGTACGACCTGCCGAAGATAAACAGCAGGAAGTGCTGTTTTTGAACAAAGCCTTCGATTATTTCGCCAGGAATGACGAGTTCGAAGAAAGTGCCTTTGTAAATGAAGCGATCGACAATCCGGAACTGGTACCGGAATTCCAGAACTACAAATATGAGAAAGGGCCTAAATATAAGGTAGAGGATCTTTCCGGGTTTGAGATAGACAACCAGGCCGTGACCGAGGCCCGTAAAAAGAACAAGAGCTCTATCGAGCTGGACACCCACATCACCATAAAAATGGACTTTATCAACGCCGATTCTGCCGATAAGTTTATCGAGAAAGGCTGGGATGAGGAAAAGCAGATGTACTACTACCTGTGCTATTTCAATAAGGAACTTAAATAAAATCTAACGCAACAATTATGGGAACAATTTTAAAAGCTACGGTTCGGCAAAAAATCTGGAACCGAAAAACCGAAAAATACGAGGTCATAGATGAAGAATTGACCGCGGATCAATCTGGATTTAAACTTGAATGGGAACTGCTAAATAATATTTCAGATCATAGAATTGCTGAATATGCGGAAGACAACCTGGACATGATCGATGAATCAGAATGTAAAAGGCAAAAAAGGCTCGAGAATTACCAGGAATGGGAAATTATAGACTTCCTGGAAGATCAAGGTTATCGAGTTGTAAAGTGCAAGACCATCAATGATGAATCGAAGTTTCAGCAACTTAAACAAATCATGGAATTGTAATGGAAAAAATCTATAAAATCATCCAGGCCAATTCCAGGAAGACCGGGAATGGTTCCGGGATCACCACGCTAAGAGCCTGGGAAGCTTCACAGCTAAACCTGCAGGAATTTGTGCAGCACCTGGACAAACTTATCCAGGATAACAAAGTCGTGATTCGGGAAGGTCTTAACCATTCCCTGCTGTACGCAACCGAATATTAATGTGAGAATTAAAAACCTGAAAAAATGTATCCATACACTTTTCTGTCGCCACGGTTTTAAGACCACGGTGGTCCTGGAAGCTTCGGTGGGAGTAGAACTCACCGCCGAGAAATGCCAGGCCTGCGGAAAAGAGTTTAATAAACGATATGAAATCTAACGCAACAATTATGAAAATTAACAGAAGCCAGTACAATCTACCATTAGACAATGCAATTAAGAACATTTCAAACGGCGACCTGACCTTCGGTGAATTCCTGGCCGGCGGAGGCGGTGTCACCTGGGCCGCCAAAAAAACGCCCGGCATCCAGGTAAGATGGGTGCTCAACCATGATAAGGATGCCATTCGCACGAATGTATTCCACCAGGAAGAAATCCAACATTACTGGGCCGATATCTACGCGCAGGATGAGCACGAACTGGAACCGGTAGATGTCGTATTCGCCGGTATAGAATGTAAACAGCATAGTAAAGCCAAGAGCGGTAAAAATAAAGTGATTGGTTCCTACACCATGGGATGGGAGCTGGTAAGATATATTCCCTGGTTAAACCCAATGGTGATCATGATCGAAAATGTTCCGGAGTTCAAAAAATGGGGACCTACAGACGAAAACGACGAGCCTATCGAAGGCCAGGAAGGAAAGGAATTCGAACGGTGGAAAAAAGCGATCATGGATATGGGTTATGAATATTGCGAAAGCATTCGCAACGCCGCCGATGACGGAATCCAAACACGAAGAGTGAGATATTTCGGGATCTTCCATCGCAGCGGGATAGCTATTTCCTTCCCGGAATTCACCCATTCTGAAACCGGAACCGATGGAAAAAAGAAATGGAAAGCCTGTGGTCCACACCTGGAACTGGACAACCATGGTACGAGTATTTTTGGAAGGAAGTTCAATGAAGAGCTGCCAAAACACCTAAGGAAGCCTATGGCTAAGAATACCTTAAGGCGTATTGCCGGCGGTATTAAAAAATTTTATCCCGAGTATTTCCAGTTTATCTGCAATTATTACGGTGGCGAACTTACAGCCATGAGGTCCCAAAGTTTAGATGCTCCTTTAAATACGATCACCACGGCAAACCGGCACCAGCTTATTACCATGGAGAAAGCCCAGTTTATCCAGGATCACTGTCATAAGGATCATTACCATAAACCGGAAGATCCGTTAAACCCGCAGTTAACCTGGCAGACCAAGCAACTGGTTACGATAGATAATTTTATCGCGCAGTATTATGGTACCGACCAGTTCCAGGAACTTTCAAAACCACTCAATACGATAACCACCAAAGACCGGCACCAGTTAATAAGGATTGAAAAATTCCAGTTCCTAACCAATTATTATAACAGCAACGGGAACCCGGAACATAATATTTCAAAGTTAACCGACCCACTCCCCACGCAGTTAACCAAGGAAAAACAACAGCTTATAACCCTGCTGGATGGATTCGATATAAAAGCAAGGTTCCTAAACCGTGAAGAGCTTGCAGCCTGCAGCACCTTCCCGAGAAAATATTTTTCACATCCGGAGCTGAAACTTTCCAATAAAACAGCGGTAAAGCTCATCGGGAATGCGGTTCCCCCGGAGTGGGCACGACTGCTACTTTCCTGTAACGTGGAAGCAATCAGGGATTATAAAATGAACTATAAAACGGCGTAAGATGAGCGATTTAAAACCCCTAATAGCATTCAATTATTTCGGTGGAAAATATACCTGGCTTACCGAATTATTTAAATATGCTCCTAATCACGACTATTTTTTAGACCTGTTCTGCGGGTCCATGGCTTTTACTTTAAATAAAAAGCCGTCATTAATGGACACAGCAAACGATATGGACGGTGATATTTTTAATTTCTTTTCCGTATTAAGAGATCAGCCTGATGAATTGATAAGAGTACTTCAACTTACCAGCGTTTCCCGACTCGAATATGATTCAGTATTTCCGATAAATGAAGAAGGAATTTCAAAGGTTGAGCGAGCCAGGAGATTTTTTGTGAGATGCAGAATGAGTTTCCAAGGATCCGGAATAAAATCTTCTACCGGATTTAATACCTGTGTAAAAACTTCAGAATCGGGACTCTCTAAAAACGTTGCAAAATTCTTATCTGCAGTTGATAAACTTCCTCAGGTAGTATCGAGACTAAAAAGAATTCAATTTGAGAATAAAGATTATCGAGACATTATTGATAAGTTCTCAGGTTCTGAATATTTCATTTATGTAGACCCCCCTTATGAGTTGAGAACCAGGAATTACAAGAAATGGTATAACCATGAATTTACGGATAATGATCACAGAGAATTAGCAGAGAAGCTAAAATCATCAGATGCAAAAATCATGATCTCACATTCGCTGAGTGCAATGTATAAAGAACTGTATTCCGACTGGAATTTTATCCAGTTACCGTCCAGAGGGTATTCCATGAAAAATGGAAAGAAGACTGAGGAATGTATTTGGATCAATTATCCCCTAGAAGAAACACAATTATCACAACTAGAACTTTTTAAAAAATGAAAAAAATCTATATCGCCGGGAAAGTAACCGGCCTGCCAGTACATGAAGTAAGCATGAAATTCGGGACCGCCCAGCAGGAGCTCCAGGAAAAAGGCTTTAAGGCCATAAATCCGCTGGAAGTAGTGAACAACTGGAAAGCGACCTGGGAAGAAGCCATGAAGAAATGCATTCGCGCACTAACCGAGTGTGATGCCGTTTACCTTTTACCCTGCTATACAGATAGCCCGGGAGCGAAATTAGAGATCGATATTGCGCATAAACTCGGCATCCCGGTATGCTCGAATATAGACGGCTTTTTGCAGTTCCGTATTAACGAAAATGTGGAAGTCAGCATTGGTGACCCTGAAAAGTTGATCGGAACCATTAAAAAAAGGAAGGGCAGTAACCAATGAAAAACCTTTTATCCCTCATTTTTATACTCCTACTTTCCTGCTCGCCAAACCGGCTCGAGCAGGAAAACATGGAGATGCTCTGGGTGGAATTCCAGAAGCCAGAGGTGTATAATTTCTTTGATGCCTCCAAACCAGAAACCAGCTGGATAGAATACAGCTGTACCGAAGGGCCTTACCTGGTAAGGATCTCGCCAAAGCTCATCGAGGTAGAAACCGATAAACCCATGAAAAAGGCGCTGCACCTAACCGGCAAATACGGCCGCGATGCGATAGAAATTAAATTAACCAGCGATCACCGGTTCCGGCTTCGGGTAGAAGATCCCGATCCCTACGGCGAAGTGATCAGAATATATTTTTAGAGATGAAAAAAACTAAATACAAAAGCAAGTTTGATCACTTCTTTTTAAGTAATCGATGGAAAAAACCTTGGTACTTAAGAGATAGCAACTGGATACCAATTGGAATATCTACGCGATTTTTTGACCCTGAATCTTATGAATGGACTATTCATGTAATCGGGTTAGACTTTAGATTCTGGTTTAAACGACATTTAAAAAAAAAGATATGAAACCGATCAACTTTAAAGAAGCCAACAAAAAACTGGAAAAGCCTTTATCCATGTCAGACGAAGAATGCTCCAGCCTGCCCATTTATAACTCTCCCGGTGGCGAATGTATTTCCTGCTGGACCACTTCATTCTGGAACCGCTTGAAATTCCTGTTTCACGGGAAGATCTGGATAGGCGTGGTAAGTGGTTACACACAGCCGCCTATCTGGCTGAATTGTAAGAAAACTGTATTTATTAAAAATAATAGAAAATGAGCTTATTAGCCTATTGTAAAAAAGCCAATGAAGGAGACCAAAAATCTCCCTGTAATAAAAAGTGCATTACTTGTATTTCACATATTCAATCTGTCAAGGCTATTTGGAGAGATAGAGGATATTTAAAAACTGAAAAGCAATGATAGTATATCACCACGACCATAAAGACAGGGTAGTCTTAGAGCTGGAAGAAAATGAATTCAATTTGGTTTCCTTTCTGCTCGAAAAAAGTGCTCAAAAACATAAGGGAAAATTAAAAGAACCTTTAGCTGTAGAAATGAGTAATCAACTGCTCAAATTCATGGATGAAAATAATTAGATATGACCGATAGAGAAAAAATCATGACCGGTGAATGCGTCTCACCATTGACCGCGGAAAGATGTCCGGTTTGTATGGATCACTGTGAAGCTTCAGATTATAAGCAGAAGATTAACGATTTGATAGATTCTGGAAAAAATGAAATAGATTTTCTGGACAGACGCTATGAAGCCTGCAAGGATATAATTCATGGATATTTAGGTTTTAATACTTCAAAAGAAGCCGGTAAATTAATAGAGCAAATTCAGGCTATTCGAGATCTTGCAGCCGAGAATATTAAAAAAGTTTCAGATAATGCATGGATAAAAGTCGGCGATGATTTGCCTGCAAGAGACGAAGATGTCCTCGCCTGTTTTATCGGCTGGGATGATATGGAATTTACCCGGGTCCTGGAATACGATCACGACGAAAAGAACTGGATCGACTGGAAAGGTGAAGTTTATACTATGATAACTCACTGGAAACCAATACAGCTTCCAAATGATTAAATTCCGAAACCATTGCGGTAGCCTGGAAGAGAGTATGAAGACCGTCCGGGAATTTGAGAATGAAAAAGAATTAATCAAATTTCTGGAAGCCTATCATAATTTCAAGGTCAGGGAAATAAAATTCGATCACCAGATCTATGATGAAAGAATCGGCTGGGACAGTTATTATGTCTCAGTCTATGTGGAATGGTTCCTGGGACACTGGCACTGGCAATGCGTCGGAATGACCAATGGAAAATTTTAGTAACTTTAAAATCTGCCAACTTTATTTTAGATTTTCTTACTTGTTAATTAAGGCCTCGAACATCCGGGGCCTTTTTTTATGGAGTTGGCTCCAGGTAACTAATTTCCATGTTCAGGTCGTGCCAGTAATCTTTGAGATCAGGATTTGCCCGCCTCGTGAGATCCAGGGAATTCTTGCAGTGTGATTTTATAAGTTCATGCCTGTTCCCGGTCCCATCGGGAACCAGGGCGCGGTGCATTCCGTACAGCCTTTTAGCCTCTTCCTTTACTTCCAGCAGATCGTGGTTCATAAGATGTCTTTTTCTAAAATAAGCAGCAGTTCTATACTTGTATTATCCAAAACGGGAGCAATAAAAAGCCCCCGGTTCGCAAAGATCTCTCCAAACCTTATACGAAAACAGCGCATACACGCCACCGGGGGCCGAAGCCTTCAGGGCGCGTATACGCTATCGTTTTCAGGTTTGGAGAGACCACAAATATAAGTGTTTAATTAAAATTCCTTGCGAATGTCTGCAGCTTTAAAAACCCCCATTTCCTACTACGGTGGAAAACAGAATCTTATCAATACCATCCTGCCCCTGTTCCCAGACCATACGCTGTACGCCGAGCCGTTCATTGGCGGCGGAGCAATCTACTGGGCCAAAAAACCTTCAGAAATTGAAGTGATCAACGATACCAATAAAGAGCTTATCAATTTTTACGAGGTATGTAAGAACGACTTCGTAGACCTGGAGAAGATGATCAGGATCTCGTTGCATTCCCGTTCCCTTCATAGCGATGCCAGTGTGGTATACAATAACCCGCATCTCTTTTCCAGGATAAAAAGAGCCTGGGCGGTTTGGGTGCTGGCTTCACAATCTTTCGCTTCCATGCTGGACGGTTCCTGGGGCTATGATAAAAGCAAGGGCACCACTTCCCAGAAGATCGCCCGCCGGCGGGAAAGCTTTACCGAAGAATTCTCCATTCGTATGCAGAATACCCAGGTGGAATGTACCGACGCGCTGCGAATTATCAATTCCAGGGATTCCGAAAATTCATTTTTTTATTGTGATCCGCCATATTACAATTCAGATTGTGGGCATTACGACGGTTATAGTCTTTATGATTTTGAAAACCTTCTGAAGACCTTATCCAAGATCAAGGGGAAATTCCTGCTCAGTAGCTATCCCAGTGATATTTTAAAGGAATACACCGAAAAGTTCGGCTGGCAACAGAAGACCCTCGAGCAGACCGTGAGCGTATCTAACAATACCGGGAAATCGGGGAAAAAGAAAACCGAGGCCATGACTGCCAATTACGACCTGAGCAACCCGAAAGAAAACCTGAGCCTGTTTTAGACTGCCGCCATGAGCCTGTCGAAGGGCTGTCCTTTTATCCATTGTTTGGTGATAGTATCATTGTATGGTATGCTGGTAAAGAATAACAATCTCCTGGAAGATATCTGCGAAGTATCGCTGCAAAGCGTATGGGGAAAAGCATTCCCCGTGCTCGCTCCTATCTACTCCACGCTTTCAAAGATCCAGTGGAACTGGAAAGACAGTAAAACCGCCGAGGGTGTGATCTACGATAACGAGCTGCTGCTTAGTTATCCCGGATTGAACCAAAACCAGTTTAAAGAACTCGATAAACTGCTTAGAGGAATGTTCCTGGTTCGGGTAAGAACCGAACACGGAAATATTTACGAGCTGGCCGGTACCGAATGTCCCATGGAAGCATCGGTAAAATTCAATGGAGGCCAGACGGCGATAAGCTTTACCCAGCAGGCAATAGAACCCATAAAATTCATTGGTACCGAGGCCGACCCGGTTGAAGAGCTCGGCTTCCCGTACACCCTAACCTTTACCATGCCCTAATGATCTACCCGCAAAAAGTAGCTTTTACAGATAAGCAGAACCGTAGGCCGGTGACCGATCCCGAGGGACAGCTCTCGGCTCTCGAGGCCAACGACATCAGGAATAAGCTGAACGCCAACGCACTCTTTTATGACGTACATGACGATCTTGCCGCTTTGCAGGCCGCATTCCCGAATCCGCCAAAAGGCGCCTTTGCCTATTTGCTGGATGGGAGCTGCTACCGTTGTGTGAGCCTGGGATGGACCACAGATCCTACCAGTCCGGGCGGAGGCTCCGGGGAAACCTATTTTAAGGGATATTATATCGAAGGTTCCGGGCAAACCGCCTTACAGAAACTACAGGCAGCTTATCCTGATGGCCAGCCTGGATGGCGTGCGATCTTAAGAGTGGCTGGCGGAAACGACAAGGAAGCGATCTGGGATGAAGACGATAACACCTGGTTTACTTTTGATTTTTCTAGTTCCATAGGCCAGGCTTACGTAGACCAGAAAGATGCTGAAACCCTGGCAGCTTCCAAAGCATATGCGGAAAGCCTTGTAGGTGGGAATGTTTCTCCTACCCGGATTGACTCCTGGGTGTTGGGATACGATTCCGGACTCACTTATAACCCGGTCTTCAATTTTACGATAGACGGAGTTTCCAAGGTAGATTCAAGGCAGATCATCCTGGAAGCCCAGACGGCTGCCAACGGCGGAGATGTAAACCCGCGCCGGGATGTGTTGTGTATCAATAAGCAAACCGAGCAGATTGAAGCGATCACCGGTACGCCTTCAGAGAATCTGGATGAACCGGATATCGATTTCTCCATTTACCTGAAAGGTCCCATCATCGATATTCCTGCAGGAGGAGCTGCGCCGTCTAATGTAGAGATTACCAGCCTGTACGATGAAAACCTGGGGGTAGCAGGAGGCGAAGCCGATTTCTACGGAAATGCGGCCTACGATCCAGATAACCTGGAAAACCCGGCTTCAGGAAATAAAGCCATTAAGGTAGTAGGCGAGCTGGTAGTTAACCAGCTTTTAAGCCTTACCCTGGGCGCAGATCTTCCCATCGCCAAAGCCAAGGAATTACAGTTGCAATTACAAAATATCACTTCTGGCGGTAATTTTCATATCACCGTGATAGGAAAGCGTTCCAACGGAAGAACCGACAGCTTCCAGATCGCAGCACCTTCAGGTTTTGATCCTGCAAATACCGCAAACTACCAAAGCATTACCCTGCCGGTTTCCACCAACCAGCTGGTAAGCATTACCTCGGTACGATTTGTAACCCAGGTCGCCGGTTATAAGTTTTACCTGGATAAGGTACGGTTTGTAGGAGGCGAGGGAACTTCCGGCGGATCAGATAATAACTATGTGACCAAGGAGCAGTTTGATGCTAAGAATGCGGAGCAGGATCAGCGGCTGGATGATTTAGAGAATTCAGAAGGGAGTAATGAATTAGTAATAGTTGTTTCATCAAGTCGAGATTTCTTGGATACAGATCACGGAAAGATTTTAATGGTTACAGCTGCAGTAACGCTTAATATGCCAGACTCAGGAATAAGGGAGCATTTCTCATGTGATTTAGATTGCTTGGCTACAGGGCAAGCAACTATAACCAAATCTTCTGCGGTAGCCTTTGATTTTCCCAATGGACAAATCTTAAAAGCTGATAAAATGGCAACTATTTATCGTAAAGGAACGGTTAACGAATACAGAGGTAAAGGAGAGTTTTCCATATGAGTTTAAGACGCACCATATTTGGCCAATCATATGAGATAGCTGAGGAAGCTAAGGTGGAAACCTTTGGTTCTATTTCGGGAACGATTGATTACTCCGGAGCTGTTTTAGCTCCTAATGGAAAAATATATTGCTTGCCAAGAAACGGTACGAATGTTTTAGTAATTGATACGGTTGAAAAAACAATTAATACCATTGGAAACTTAGGAACGCAGCAAAATAAAAATTATGGTGGTGTTTTAGCTCCTAATGGTAATATTTACGGAGCACCTTATTTATATGATGCGATATTAAAAATTAATCCGGAAACAGGGGAGGTTTCGCAGATTCCAACTAATGGCCTAATGAATTACCAAGGAGGTGTTTTAGCACCTAATGGTAAGATTATTTTTATCCCAGGGCAAGCTGGACATTTTTTGGAGTTTGATCCTGAAACGGAAAATTTTGATTCTTTTGGATCGATCGCATCATCACAGGTCTGTGCTGGAGGGGTTCTAGCTCCTAATGGTTTTATATATACCATTCCACAAAATGCAAACGAGATTTATAAAATTGATCCCATTACAAAGACCTATACAACCATTAGCGCTCCGAGTGGTCTTAATAAATGGTTTGGTGGTACATTAGCTCCTAATGGCAAAATTTATTGCGCTCCTTTTACTAGAGATTCTGTATTAGTGATTGATCCTGCAACAGATACTTACTCAGGGATTGCAACAGGATTAGTAAATTCACTAAAATGGACAGGAAATGTTTTAGCTCCTAATGGAAAAATCTATTGCATCCCTTTTAATTATAATGGAATTCTGGAAATAGATCCTACAAATGAAAGTGCTCAAGTTATTGCTTCTGGACAGCTAGATGGATCTTCAAAATATGTATGTGGAACACTTTCAGAAAACGGCGCTATTTTTGGCGCTCCCCGCAATGCAACTTCCGTATTAGCAATAAGCGAAATTAACGAGCCTAATGTTTTAGGTAGTTCTTTGCGAATGCCTTCTGATTTATCAGAATTAGCGACTTCAGAATATAACAGATATTACAATAAATTATAAATATGAAAGTAGTAAGAAGTAAAAGGCCTTTAGTTTATAATAGCAGAGATCAAAAGTCGGCAATAATAGAGTTAAGGATCTCAGACTGGACGAGAGAAGAAAAATTAAATCAATTTAAGGCAGTCGTAGAGGATTATGTAATTGGGTTTAATGAAGAATTTGAAACTCAAACCTTTAATAAAATATTTCAGAAGCCAGTTGTGTACTCTAATGCTGAAATAGATAATTTGTTTACTCAAATTGGCATACCTGTGTCTTTAAATGACAGTTACGCTGACAAACAAAGTGAACTACTTGCAAATGCACTTTTGATAATAACTCAGCAAAAACCTATATATGGCAGTACAGCCGAAGATTGGGAGTTGGTGAATCAATCAACATAATTCTATCCATTACATGAAAAGATTCCCGTAAAACAACTGTCCTTTTATCACCCATCACAAAAAAGCACTTTTGGTAATACACTGAAAGTGCTTTTTTTATGAAGATATTCACCTTCCTTAAAGACCTGTTCTCCAGTACCAACGATTTCTTTGAGCAGGACGATAATTTAATTTTCCAGGCGAAACGCGATATGGATGTGATCCTGCAGTTATGGGGTTACGAGCTAAGCGAACGCGGCCCGTATGTTCAGGCCTTCGATTATTTTGTTAGAAACCCTAAACATTTTAACGGTGCCAGCATGACCGAGGAGCTGTGCGATATCCCCTGGCTGGACCTGGACGCAATGCTGCACGACTTTTTATACCGCGGTTTAAATGCCTCGGCAAACCTTAAAATGATGTGGCGGGCAGATAAACTGCTAAGGCAGGAAATGAGAAGGCGCGGGAAAAGTTCCTGGAATACCGGGTACCGCTTTGCGATGCTTACTTTAAAGACGCCGTTCTTCCTGTTCTGGGCCTACGTGATCAAAGGCCGAAGGCTCACCGAAAACCAAAAACGGGACCTGAATATCATCTTCGCACTTTTGGAAAAAGAAGACAGCCGTAAATGGCATGAGAAATACCGGGGTGAAATTACCTGGACGCTGGTGATCCTTACGATCATCTTCGGCTACGTGTACCGTACCGACCTGCTTAAATACCTCCTGCCGTTTTGAAATTCTTTAAACACATATGGCTTTGCCTTCTCCTGCTGAGCGCTGTTGAAGCACCGGCCCAGGGAATCTACACCAGCCGCCCGGATCTGGTTTACCCTATCCTGGAAGAATTCGTTGCAGAAAACTATAAGAACGACACCCGCAGCCTGGAGAAGCTTTCCACGCTGGACAGCGTAATGTTCCGAAACCTGCCTCTAAGAGTGGTGGATACGCTTGTTCTGCATGATTACGGCCTGCACTATAGCAGGGGCGGAAGACACTGGATAGAGCTGGACTCTATTCTGTTGGAATTTCCCTTCGAATTCAACAAGGTGTTAAAACATGAACTGGGCCATGTCTTTGGCCTGGACCATATTCCAACCCACGACCTGCCCAAGAACGACCCGAAGCGAATGGAGATCATGAGTTCCTACCATGCGCACTATATGCTGGAATGGAAATACGAAGAAGATCCCGAGCTCTGGAAGCGCGTAAACGATAATTATTACAAATCACTAAAATTGAAATCCCCCCAGCAATGAAAAAAATAGTTCTCATCCTCTCGATCCTGGTGTGCACAGCCTGCGTGGCCCAGAATACCGAACCGGAAAAAAAGGTTTTCACACCGCTAACGGTGATCACCATCTCGGGAGAAGACATCACCTTCCAGGCTACCAATGGCCAGTTTCTGGAAGCCAGGCAAAATGTGAATGCAAAACGAATCCCCGATAACCTGGTACTGGAAGAAGACCGGGTGTACCGTGTAAAGTTCCGCTACCTGGATTGTGATAATTGCCCTAAACGTTTAATCGAGATCCTTGGTTTTTCCATAGATCCAGACCAGGCCAGGAAAGATGGCGCTGAAATACTGAAATCCTAATGACTTTAATACCCCTTCAGGCGGAAGCCTCTCTCTCCAAGTTCGCAGATTACGGACTTCCGGGACTTATCATCTTAACGCTGATCATTGCGGTAGGATATCTCTTTAAAATCCTTCAGAACAACAGTGTAAAAGACAGGGAGCGTGCCGATAAGAGCAACGAGGCCTTCGTGGAACTCTCCAAAACCCAGAACGAAACCAATAAGAAGATCGTGGAAGTATGCGATAAGATCGCCGATCAGAACAAAACCTATCACGACGATACTACCAGGCGACTGGAAGAGATGCCCGAAAAGATCATCCGGGAATTCGAATTTCGCCAGCTGCAGCAAGCTAATAAACCCAACAATACCCCCGCAAGATCATGAGACGATTACTATTAGAAAGAATTTCGCAAGACGATAAACAAAGCCTGGGACGCTTTTTTGTCCTGGATAAGGAAGACTTTTCAGAATGGGATTGCCCCACCCTGGAGCTTCCATGGAAACGCAACCTTAGAAACGTAAGCTGTATCCCGGTTGGAAAATATAGAGTGATCAAACACGTATCACCCACTTTTGGAAGATGCTTCTGGGTAAAGGATGTGCCAGATCGTGCCGAAGTGCTTATCCATGCCGGTAATTTTTACACCAATACCCGCGGCTGCATTTTGCCGGGACTTGATCTCGGAGATATCAATGCCGACGGGAAAAAGGATGTAAAAGATTCGAAAAAGGCCCTGAGCAAACTGCTGGCTCTTTTACCAGATGAATTCGAGCTGGAGATCATTAACGGCCTTCACTGGGACAAATGAAAATAACCGGGATAGAAGCACGGCTGAAGTTTTTCTGCTTTATAGTGGCAGTATGCAACTTCGTGCTGTTCTTCTTTCTTTGGGCAATCTATAAAATGATGAACCAGTCAAAATTTGAAATGAAAGACCTGCTCTATCTTATCGTGATAGCCGTGGCGGCGTATTTTATTTTTCAGTTGAACCAGGAACTCAGCGGCAATAAAGCAGCCTTTAAAACCCTTGATGATCAGCTGGAAAGTCAGAAAGAAAAATACCAGGAAGAAATAGAGCGAATAGGTGAGACCGTTGATTCTTTAAAAAAGTCTTCAGCGAAAAACCTGGAACAGGCAGAACGTCACCAGGAAGAACGAGAACAACTAAAAAACGACGCATATGAAAAGGCTCCTTATCGTATTACTGATGCTGACAGCCTTGCCGGCCTTATCACAAGACGGGCAAAGGCAAAGAGATAGTTCGGCGCTGGATCTCGAAACCCTGCAATATGTAGAGTCAGAGCTGCGCGTTTGTGAACGCATTCGCAGTCAGTCTATAAAAGACCTGCTCACGATCGCACAGATGAAGTCGGCTAACAAAAAATTACAGGCAGCCGTTAATGCCCTGGAGATGCAGAAAGACCTGGAAAAGAAAAGCGGTGAGCTTACCGGCCTGCAGCTGGAGGTGGAAAAGAAAAAGAAACCCACCTGGTGGAAAACCTCCCTGGTTATCTTAACAGCGGCACTGGCGGGATACGGAGCAGGATCGCTCTGATTTTCACAGTATTTAAGATTTTGTTTGTAATCCTTAACATAATAATCTAATTTCGTGTAACCCTACTACTAACCCCCTGTGAGTAAACAATTAATTCCCTTCCCCTTTCCCAGATATTTAGCCGAGTTTCTGATCTCCCAGATGAACAGTCCGGTACAATTGATGGATGACGGTTCCAAAGCCAAGGCCCTACACATTAACCAGAAAAACGAATTTGGCAAACTTATATATCGTTGCCTTCGAAAAACCAACAGGCCCACCTTTGAGGCTGAAGGCTGTAAATTCTACATTGCCGTTTCAGAAAATGCCCGCGTAAATAATAAGACGGTTTTGGTTGATGGCAGAAGCACGTTTATGGAACTGAACAAAAAAGAGATTGAAGAAATCACTTCGGTATTTAAATCCTGGTTTGAAACCTGCCTGGATCATTTTGTAGACGGTGCCGTTTTCGCTCATAAATACAATGGAAAGACCAAAGGCATCATTCATGCATCGATCACCGAATTCATGGAATTTTACAAAATTTCTTACTCAAAAACACTATTTGACCGCCTGGTGAAGCATTACCAGCGATACAAAAAGTCCGAAAAGCCCGCCCTGTCTAGGCTAACGTAAAAATGAATGAGTTTGTCCTGTTGTTTTCGGGTTTTTTTAGTCCAAAATTGACCGAAAACCCGAAATAATAACAGAATTACAGAATGTCTTCTCAACCCGCTATAACAGGCGGTTTTTTTGTGTCCTTTTCTAAGCATGCCTCCTGAAATATCATTGTACTTACCAAAACTGTACAATGTTCACAGACACGGAATCTGAAATTTTATCAAGCACCTGGGCTTTATCTGAGCAGCATGCACAGGCGTGGCTATTAATGGTCGCGCAGATCCTGCAGGGTAAGAATCAGCCGGTACCTACTAAAGAGGTACAAAAGGAATCCCGCAGTTTTATTATAGATCAGCATGGGAATCCCATAGATCCTGAAGAGCATCCCCATACTCCAAACGGAAGTATTGGCGTGATCAAGATCGCCGGGCCTATGATCAAAACCGGCAACTGGTGGAGATGGGGCGCCGAAGAGCTTATGGCAATCGCTCATAATTTTGATCGCGACCCGAATATTATCGGTCATTTATGGCTGAATGATTCCGGAGGCGGTTCTGTGAATGCGATTGCTCCTTACCGCCAGTTCCAGAAAAAGAAAACCAAACCGCTGGTAAGCCTGGCAGATATGAGCGCGAGCGCGAACATCTATGCCAACGTGGGCAGCGACCGGTTCTTTGCTCAGAACAATATCTCTTCTATGTTTGGAAGTATTGGAGTGATGGCCACCATATTCGATTATTCGGGCTGGTTAAAAGCCATGGGAATCGAGGAGCACGTGATCTATGCAGTGCAAAGTTCCTTTAAGCACAAATCATACAACGAGGCCTTAAAAGGTAAATACGAAAATTTCAAAAAAGAACACCTGAATCCGCTTGCGATTCAATTCCAGGAGTTCGTCAAATCACAACGCCCAAAATTAAAGACAGACGTAGAGGGAATCCTCGAGGGTAAAATGTTCTATGCCGAAGAGGCACTGGAGATTGGTTTGATAGACGGAATCATGGACTTCGAGGAAGCTGTGGAGCAGGTCAAATTTCTCGCACAAGTGAGAACCTACATGAGTAATTAACCCAAATTCAGAAAAATGAAAAATTTAAAAATGTTTTTTCCTTTCCTGCTGGCCTTTTTCAATATCGATGCCCAGGCCAAAATGGATAAAAAGGAGAGGCTCGAGTTAACAGACGAGCAGAAAGCCGAACTGGATGCGAAAGCAAACAAGGAAGGTTTTTCAGAAAAGTACCTAAAAGACTTTAATGCCGAGATCGGTGCTGAAGAGGAAGAGGAAGAAGACGACACCGAGATCCAGGCCCTTGCCGCTAAGTATATGAGTGACGATGCCGGCGATGAAGTACAGGGATCTGAAGAGCAGGAGGAAGAAGGAGATGACTCTGCCGATGAGTCTAAATCTGCAAAGACTCCAGCGAAAAAAGTCAGTTCAAAACAATTATTAACCAAAATGGATTCCAGACTTCAAAAGCTGGAGGCCGACAACAAGAAGCTGGCTAATCTTCCAGAAGATGACAGTTCTGTTGAAACTATCAATGCATCCCATATGAAAAATGCTATTGTGAGACATAGTAAAACGCATTTGTTCGCTCAGGATCATTCCTGGAATGCCTTTGAGGGGCGCCCATGGAACGAGGCTGCGAGACAGGCGTTTTCAGGTCAAGCTATTACTGCGGAAACCAACTGGACCGATACAGCGAACATTGACAAGCTGAACACCGATATCCAGGCTTACTACCGTAAAGAAGAGCAAAGAATCCACGATACCATGCTGGATGGATTGGAAATGAAGAAATATGTGGAGCTTATCTCCGGAGTTTCTGATGAGTACATCCATACACAAATCGTTACCGGTGAGATCACCCAGTCTCTTAAAGCCAAGTTCCTACCTAAAAACAAAGTAAAATTTGTTGCTGAAAAAGGTAAGGTAAGAGACATCCAGATCGATATGGAATTCAAAGGTTACGAGCTTAAAAAGCTTGAAAAATCTTACCTGAAGAATATCGCTACCCTGGGAATAAAGGATTCAGATCCGCATAAGATGACCTTCGTGTACTTCGTGGTTGGAAAGATCATGGCCAGAGCACGTAAGGAAGATAAGATCGTAATGGGCCGTGGGGTTTACTTCAAGGATGAAGAAAGAGACACTCCTGCAAGCTTCATGAATAACTTCTCAGGATTCCTGAAACTGTATCGTGATGCAAGAGGTGTAAAATACCGTCCGTTCAAAATGGGTAGACCAACAGAAGTTGGAATCTACGATTACCTGAAACTGATGTGTGAGAAACTTCCTTATGACGTTAGGATACTTCCAGATCTTCAGTTGGTATTATCACCTTACTGGAAACGTAAGTACAACGAGGCAAGAAAGAACCTTTACGGTGGAAATACCGATTATAAAGGAGATACCGATACGGTAGATGATTTCCCAAATATCGAACTGGTTACATACGACCAGATGGAAGGTGAAGACTTTATATATATCACTACCAAGGATAACGAGTACGCTCTAACTGACAAGCCAAATGAAGACGGATTTATCCAGTTCAGAAAAGGCGGTTCAGATCCTAGGGATATCCAGGCGTATGGAGATTATAAGCTTGCTGCTTACGTGGCCATGTTTGGTAGAAAGCAGTACGATCTGCCAGAGAACAGCTACGAGAACCAGCTGGTTTTCTCTAACGATGTGGAAGTATTAACCAATACTTATGTACCGGTACCTGCCAACACCGCAACTCCTTCTGTTAAAGATCATGGAAGTATCGTAGTTGGTGCGAACAACACCGAGGCTACCAACATTACCGGTTTCACAGATGCAACTCCAGGAGAGCGTATCTATGTGCTTGGTAACGCCGATGCTAATAAATCTACCGTAAAACATGGAGGAAACATCATACTTAAAGATGGTGCCGATTTCGTTGCCAGCAACGGAAGCCTGTTAGTGCTTCATGCGCTGGATGGTGGAAAATTCATCGAGATAGAAAGAAAAGTTGTAGGTGCTGAAGAAGAAGAGCAGCCAGTGATCCTTGCTGCCAACGCTACTACCGCCGATGCAACCCAAGGTAACAGCTTTGTGACCAGCTCGAACACTCAGGCTACTGCGATCACAAATATTGAGAATGCGGTACCAGGTGAAAGATATACTATCACAGGTTCTGGCGATGCCGGCGCTAACGCGACTACGATCGCTAACGGAGGTAATTTCTTCCTTTCTGCAGATATCACACTTGCAGCTGGAGTATTCCTTACCGTAGAGCTTAACGGAGGCAAGTTCATCGAAGTTGACCGAGGATAATATAACAGCCGACCTCATTCTTTGGGGTCGGTTTTAATTCATTTTAAAATTCATTGACATGAGTGGATATGTAAAAATAAATATTAAGAAATCACAGGCAGGCGGTGCCGCTGGTGCTTCCGAAGGGAAGGATAGCGAGATCGTAATGTGGGACTGGAATGATGTGAAAAACGCTCCTGGAAGAGATTCCAAGAAGATCGTTATGCCAGGACAGTTCCTGTTCAATACGAACAAGTATGCGATCAAGATCGATGCTACTTCCAGCACTATAGACCTGGCGAGATCCAGTGAAGGTGAAGAAGACAACATCAGTTTTACCACGCTGCCACAGTTCAGGCACCCGGGATCTTCCCTGGAACTTGAAGAATTCCTTCAAAACTGGACTGGTAGACCTATTGGACTTGCCGTTAGGGTTGGAGGTTGTGACGGTGGAGAAGCTTTTTACCGTGTGTACGGTACCAAGTGTAAGCCATTATCGTTAATGTTCGAATCACAGAACAATAACGACGGAACTTCAGATTTGATCAAGTTCCAGCAGTTCGCGAAGTCTAACCTGTTGCCTGGACGTTACTATGGTACATTTACCTTCGACGAGGCTGAAGTGGTTGCACAGGATGCAGCGACTCCAGATGTACTTGCCGGAAGCGGTGAATACCAGCTGCAGGATAACACTGTTGCAACAGCGATCACAGGATTGGCTAACCCGGTTCACGGAGGCGTTTATACGCTTATTGGAAGCGGCGGAGCGAATGCTTCTACCATCGCAGCTGCAGAAGCGAACTTCTTCCTGCTTGGAGGAGTGGACTGGACAGCCGATGCTGGCGCCAGGATCACACTTAAAGCCTACGAGCACACCGAAGGTTCATTTATCTTCTTAGAGCAAGCCAGAAGCGCTTAAAATCGTTTAGTTTGAATTTTGCTAAAACCGCCCTGCATGAATTTGTAGGGCGGTTTTTTATATATTTGGATATGAGTAAAGCGAAAAAATATATTGATGAAATAGTAAGCCACGGCGAAAAGTACGGGTTCAATTCCTATGACAATTTTGCCGTTCCCGAAAATTTAATTGAGGAAGTTAAATCTGCATTAAAGGAGAAAGGCTTAAGTTCTGTAGTATTATCGGAATGGAAAGGATTATGTCAATTATTTGTAGCAGATGGAGATGTCTGGTCGTATTCAAATCTTCCAATCGAATCTTCCATTATTTCACCGGAAAAAATTAATAGTTTAAAAACTACAAAAAGGGCTGAATCACCTATAAAAGTTTATCCACAGATTAATCGTAAACGGCTCATAGAATGGCTTGACGATATGGAAAATTATAATAATAACTTTTCCATAATGAAAATGAATCCTAGCTCAATTTCAAAAGATGCTAAACCAGATTTACCCTTAGTTTTTGTAACAGCACAACAATTGGAATACGAATATCGAAATTTGCCACACGGTTTCATTCCTAGAAAAATAATGATTAATCCATTGAATACCGTAAAATTTAAAACTTTCCGTGGTATTCCCATTGAATTCAGCGACGCTATTAAATTCAATCATTTCCTTTTTGTATAAATAAATTTCCAAATACCGCATATTATTTCCTATTTGCGAATAAAAATTTCCATTTTTTTGAGAGACAAAAGCTTTTAATACTCATAAATGAGTAACATCCGGTAACAGCTGTCCTTTTACCCCTTGTTACCGCTTCCTAAGTTTGATAAAATCAATAATTAAACTCAGGAATCATGAATCCACAACAAAAAGAAGTTGTAGAATTTATCAGGGAAGACCGCACACTTGCCGGCGCCCGTAAACTCTACAACACATTACCCAACAGATCCCGTTCATTTCATCACCAGCTAAATAGCATGGCCAGCACTCCTGCGAATATTAAGCAGGCTGTCTACCAGCTTTGCCGCGCCGTTGGTATCGATGAGCGAAAAATGAACGCTTTGCTGCAAAGTCCGGTTAAAAAAACCGAGGAAAAATCACCGGTTGCAACTATTGGAGTTGTGGGACATGGCGATTCCGGAGTGGTTACCCTGGCAGCCCGGGTGATGCATTTCTCTGCTGAAGCTGCAGAATGGCCCGACATCCAGTCGCTGGCAGCAGATATCGCTGAAGCCAAGGATAAGAAAGCCGAAGGCCGAAACAAGGAAGCCCTGGTAAGCTTTATCCAGGAAGAGCGCGAGGCTTTGATCGCCGAGCAGGCAAAGGAAGTGCCAATTAACGTGAAACGATCTATTAAGCTAAGGGAACAGTTCCCGTTCCTATCTAAAAAAGACTGTCCGGACGTTCTGAAACTCCTGGTAAACGATCTTATCACCGCTTACGAAGCCTATAAAGATGGCCGCGATAAGTTGTGGAATAGCATGACCGAGGAAGAAGAAAAGATCCTGGCTCGCGAGATCGTGGACGGTTTTATAGAGAATAAGCAGGCTTATGAAGAGCTGGAACATTACCAGAAAAACGGGACCCTGCTGGGTGAGCACCCTATCTTCCGCGAAACCGAGATCAAGGCCGAACTGGATAAGATGAACGGCGAAGAGCTGAACAAAAGATATCAGGCACTTCGAACCAATGTCTCCAGGAACGAATCTAAAGCTGAAAAAGCCGAGGATCCGGAAAAGAAAAAAGAATACGAAGAGAAAGCCGCAGATTACGCCTGGCAGCGAGATTATGTCCAGGAACTGCTTAAGGCTAAAAAATAATGCCTACGAATGCTGAAATACTGGATTCGCTCGACGATGAAACCGTAGAGCATATTGAGAAGCTTGCCGGCGGTAACATGGCCTCCAACATGATCGCCCGCAGGCTTTGCATTCCGGTAAAAGACTTTATGCGAATATGGAGGCTCGAAGATTCTATAATTCGGGAAGCATACGAACGAGGTAGGCTTCGAATGGATGAAGTAAAAGCCGAAAGCCTGGAATTCCAGATGAGAACTGGCAACTCCATGGCCGTCCAGATTCACCACACCCACTCCCGCGAGGCCGAATTCGAGGCCGCTAAAAGAGATATTCTGGAACTTGACTAAGAAAATGGACAAAATAATTGAGAAGATAGAAGAGCTCGATAAGATCGAGGAAGGAGATCATTTTGCCCTGCTCGAGGAATACGTGGAGGGCAACACCGATAAGCTCCCCGAGGAGATGCTTGTCTACCTGAAGCAATTAGAGCTTATTAGAGGCTTCTTTTATGCCGGGGACGTGAATCCCAGAAGGATCACCCGGAAACTTCAACTGCACTATCCAGATCTCAGCATAAAGCAATGCAGAACCCGAATTGAAGACGCTCGAGAATATTTTTACCTGAACGAGGAAATAAAAAAGGATTTCTACCGCCGCATTCACTACGAACAGCACATGCAGAACTACCAGGTAGCTCGAAGAACAGCAAAGACTCATGCGGAGTGGAAAATTACCGACGAAATTCTGAAGAATGCCGGTAAAATCATAGAACTGGATAAGCCAGATAAGGAAGAATTGCCGAAAGAATTCTTCATCAAACCGAATCGATTCTTCTCACTTAAGCCTTCAGATATCGGTCTGCCAGACGACATGAACCGTAATGAGGTGGGCAAATGGCTGGATAAGCTCCAGATCGCCGAAACCGAGAAATTCAGGCTTAAACAGGACCTGGGCTCAGAACCAAGACAAATATTCGATTACGATGGCGAAGAGGACGATCTCAGCGGAGAATGAGCAGGTATCGGTAGCCTTTATGAACTGGCTCCAGCAGCTGGTTCTAATGGTAGGTCCTAAGAATGCCGCGATCATCGCAGCCCGTGCGATGGGTAAAACAACGGGAATCCTCGCTCCGAGGATCCAGGATATCAGTTATGATATGCCCGGCTGTTATATGGCCATTTCCGGAGATACTTTTATGAACCTTCGAAAGAACGTGGTACCGTCACTTATGGACGGATGGAAGATCCACGGCTGGCACGAAGATCATCACTACGTGGTGAACAAACGTCCACCAAAAACCTTTGGAAGGCCGTATAAATCTCCTATCGAATACAAGCACAGTATTACCGACTTCCTGGGAACTCACTATAAGATGATAAGCCAGGACCGTCCTTCAGGCGGTGCGGGGGACTCCTACCAGCATATCGTTGCGGATGAAACTAAATACCAGGCGAAAAAGAAGATCAGCAAGCTTACGCCAGCTAAACGGGGTGGAGAGCTGAAGTTCCGAAAATCGGTTTATTACGGGGGTGTGACCTTTACAACAGATATGCCCAACGTGAATCACGGCGAGCATGACTGGATCCTTGAAATGGAAAAGAACATGGATAAGGAGCAGATCAAGCGAATTATCTATGCTGCTTTTATCCTGAATGAGATCCGCGCAGAAGTATTCCATGCCGAACAGGAAGGGAACCGTTCTAAGATTGAAAAGGCCAAGAGAAAGTATAAGCGCTGGGAAGATCGCTGGATCGCACAACGAAAAAACAGTACTTTCTTTTATGTGGCTTCCAGTTTGGTAAACCTGGACTTTTTAGGATTTGAATATCTGCTCGAACAGTTTGAGGAACTGGATTTCTCTGAATTATGTTCTGCCATATTTTCCATTCAGCCAAAACTGGAAAAATCAAAGATGTTCTATCCGGCACTTTCGGAGCGGATTTTTTATCGTGACGGCTGGTATTACGGAAAACTGGATAACGATTCCACGGACTGGAGTGAAGAATATAAAGAGAGCTCTCTCGACTTAAAATACGTGATGCACCGTGAACCAATCCAGGCAGGAATGGACACCGGTGGCATGTGTTCACTGGTAACCGGTCAGGAACAGGGAAATAAACTGCGTGTTCTTAAGGAATTCTACACGGTTGGAACCGACTTCCTTCCAGAGCTTGCAAAGCAGTTCCGCGACTTCTACCGAAACCATAAGGAAAAACACCTGGAGCTGTGGCCAGACCGTGCCGCCTTCGCCTATAAAAAACAGGGAGAAGACCACGCCAGTAAATTCAAGAAAGCGATCGAATATGATGAATTTGGTAATTCTACAGACTGGACGGTTACAATAATGAATGAAGAACAGGGTACCATTTACCACTGGCAGGAATATGAACTTGCTCTGGCATTTATGACCAGGTCTAATCCTGATCTTCCAGAACTTCTCATAGACGCTAACACCTGTAAATGTTTGAAATCTTCTATGGAGCTGGCAGAAAAGCTTATTCGAACTTCAAAGGATGGATCTAAAACAATTCATAAGAATAAAAGCTCTGAAAAACTCTCGGAAAAAGAACTTCCAATGAAGTCTACAAACATGAGTGACGCCTTCAAGTATTTTATCTGCAGGCCGAAGTTTTTAGAAAAAACAGGTGGTAACACGGTAAGATTTACCGGTTTACCCGGTGTACGTTAACAAGTTTCCCTCTGAAAAGTTCAAGTTTTGGCCTCTTTTTCCCTGGGGCAAATCGTTAAATCGCTGAAAAACAGAAGTAAGCCATTAAGGCCAATAACAAAATTATTTTTAGTCGCAGAGTTCTGCCCGCCACGCTCAGAGCTCTAAACGTAATTACACTTTGTTACCTTTTTTAGAGATATGATTGGGTGTCCTTTTCCTACCGCCTTCGCCATGGTAATATTGAAATAATGAATACAACTACCTACACACCAGAAGAGGCTATCACATTGATGAGAAACTGTACCAAGTTTAACAAGCCCTTCAGCATCTACTACGCCAAGCTGGGAGGAGGCAAGAAACGTATATCGAATGCCAGTCTTCGCCCTATGGCCACCACCAGTAAAGATCGTAATGCTAAGTATAAACTACAGTTGAAAGACAACGATACCGGTGCAAACAGGAGTTGTTACATCCCCTTGCTAATGGAAGTAAACGGGATTCAAGTCAAATTGAAATAACATGGCACAGAGATTACCATCAGGAAACGAATACCTGGGAGTAGCAGACGGCAAAGCTCATTACTTTGAGATCACGGGCCGCAATGCTTCCGGTTCTTCCGCATCCAGCTCAAAGGAAGAATTCAGTAGATGGAGTGAGAACCCTCTACGGCTGGGAGATTATGAGGTCATACCATTCGGTACTAATAATGATATCCCCGATGAAACCCAGGAAACCATCCTGCCAAATCACCTGGCACCTACTATCCTGGACAGGAAGAAAGACCTGTTGTTTGGACAGGGACCATACCTGTACCGGTTTAAGCCAGATGGAAGCCAGGCCACGAGGGAGCCGGTAGAGAATCCTACCATACAGAAATGGCTGGAGCTTATAGATGTTGAAGTCCTCTCTATTCAGAGAGCAGTAGAATACTATTATGTAGACAATATCTTTACAAAGGTTATAAATCTTAGGGGTGCCAGGCTGGGCTATTCTAATATGCCCCCTATGCTGGAAGAAATGACCGCCAAGAAATGCCGACTTGCCTATCGCAAAGGAGCAAAAACAAAAAAACCTACCCATGTGGTAGAGGGCGACTGGAAGAACTCAAAACAGGAAGATTTTAAGATTTACCCTCTTTGGGATAGATTGAACCCCACTAAGCATGGAATTTCCGTTCATTATACCAATTCCAAATCTTTCGGGATGGAAGATTATGCGCTGCCGAAAGTATACGGAACCCTTAACTGGATAAAGAGATCTACTGCAGCACCACGAATAATTGAAGCCTTTACCAACAATTCTTTAAACATCCGCTTTCATATTACATCACCCCAGAAATTCTGGGACGATAAAAAAAGAGAAATAGAGGAAGACTGCAGAAGAAAGAAGATCCCATACAACAGCAAAATGCTCCAGGAACTGGAAGAGAAAATCTTCGATACCCTTTCAGATGTACTTTCCGGAGTGGAAAACGTCGGTAAGTTCTGGCATAACAAAACAGTGACCACTATTCTGGGTAACACGCCTGTAGAGGAAGGCTGGAAGATCACCCCAATCAAACAGGAGGTTAAAGAATATGTCGAAGCCCAGATAAAGGTTGCCGATAAGTCCGATTTTGCCGTACAGGCCGGGCTTTCCCTTCATGCTTCCCTGGCGAATGTTGGAGCCGACGGAAAGAGCGATTCAGGATCTGAACAGCTCTATGCTTACCAGATCCACCAGCTAACCGGAATCCCTGTGGCAGAACTTTTCATTTCCAAGGTATACAATGACATTATCCGGGCATATTTCAAAACCGATGAGAAACTCGGTTTTTACCAGATAGCAGTACAACGCCAGGAAGACACTTCAGAATCCAACCGAACCAAGAACCAATCGGCTATTAAATCCAAAGAAACGGCATGAAATTACTATTCAATAAAGAAGAAAAGGGCCAGGAAGAAATAAAACAATTATTGGGATTCATTAGCCGCGATCTTAAGTACGCCAACCTGGTTCCCGATATCGAGCTGAAAACACCGCTATTAATAGACTTTATCGGGAAACCGGTCTATGACAAGATCGAGGCTTTCTACCAAAGTAACCAGGATGCTACAAACGCAGCTGATATGAAGGTGATCCTGAAGAATGCCCAGCTGTACATTTTATTACAGGCGTATCTTCAGTATGCACCTAACGCCGATATTATTCATTCGCCTACTGGTAGAACCATTCAGGTAGCCGATAACTCCAAAACTCCAGGTGACTGGATGTTGAAAAAGGATGAACTGAGCACCGAGAAAAGAAGTTATGCCGCCCTGGATGCCCTTATTCTGAAACTGGATGAGATCGGGCTTGCCGAATGGATCGCGAGCAAAGAATATAAGACAGCACAGGGATTATTCATTACCAGGACCAACCAGTTCCAGAAGATCTATCCTATAGAGAACAGCGGGCAGCTTTACTACCGTATGGTGCCATTCATGAGCGATATCGAGGCCGAAACGCTTATTCCGCTGCTGGGAATAGACAAGATCGAGGAATTAAAGGAAGATTTGAATGTAAGCACCTTTACGCCTAACGGGCAGCTTATCCTCTACTGTAGAAAAATAGTGGGATTTCATGCCATGGCCAGGGCCTTAACCCTGCTGCCAGACGAAATGTTGCCTTTCAAGTTCAATGTAAAGATGAGGACCGAAGACCTTGAAGCCTTGCGCGATAAGAGAGCCGCTAAGTTCAAGGGCATGGCCGAAGACTTTGAAAAGGCCCTGGAAGATCTCCTGGACCGCCAGAATAATCCCGATTCAACAGAAGAGATGGACCAGCTCTACGGGATAAAAGAAGGAAATAAACACGTAAATCTATAATCAAAATGAAAAAACTAAACGCCATTTTTCAAGCTATTAAAGCATTCTTCTACAGCCTTACCAGGAAAGGCCGTGAAGAAAAGTATTACCAGGAAGCCCTGAAGAACATGCAGGGACCGGAGGCCTTCAATTTATTACAAAAACGGGTGCTTCAAAGGGATATCAATTCATTCCTGAATGAAACCAAGCAAAAAAGAACCCTAACACCAGATGCAAAGATCGCCCTGGCGAAGAATAAGTTCCAGAAAGACCTGGCGCTCCTAAAGCTTACCATTTGCCCGGAAACTCATAAACTGATCAGTGTTTAAAAAATGTATCCATACAATTTTTCAGACAAGCGGTACGAAGAAATGAATCGAAGAGAAAGAAGAGCTTACACCCGATATCTCTGTAAACATGGGATTTGGGATGGAGCTGAAGTGCTTGACAGACTTAGTAAGGTAAAAAGGCTATCCATACAATAATCTATGCACAAAATCCAGTTCGGTAAAATAAAGAAAGACTTCCCGGAGAACATCGAGGAAATGACCGGCCCGCAATACCGCTATTTCTGCTTTTTGGAATTGAACCGGCAACAGGGAAAATTAAGTATGGAAGATGTGGAAGTCTTCTTTGTGTATTTCGCTCTTAATATGGTGCACACCTCAGAGTCTCCCAAAACGATCGAGAATGTAAACACCTTGCGGGAACTCGTTAGGCCCTATTATATAGAGCAGGAAGCTAAGGGCAAAAAGTATAAGATCGTGGATCTCAACTTCGTGAAGAATCCCCTTCCTTCAATTACAATAGATAAGACAGATCTGTTAGGGCCGGACACAGCTCTCGGGAATTGTACCTACGAGGAAGTCTTCGTTCACGGACAGAATGCCATGATCGACTTTTGTAATACTAATGAGGAAGAATACCTGGATGAGCTGGTAGCGATTCTGTACCGTCCAGCGGTAAAGGGTAAAAGACCAAAGTTCAGCGCCGAAGCCCTGGAAGAGAATATCGAGTTGGTGAAGAAACTGGATCCAGAAGTGAAGTTTGGGGTTTTCCTGTTCTTCTCCAGCTGCCACAAGTTCATTACTACGGCCGATGAACTATCGCTTAAAGGAGGTGTGGAAGTAAATATTGCGCAGCTTTTCAAGCCCTCTAAAAAGAAAGCCAAGGGCGTGGGCCCCGTCGGGGTAATATGGGACCTGGCAGAAAGCAATGTTTTTGGAGATGCTGCCAAAACTGGTAAGGCAAATGTCTACGACGTTTTGGTTCGCATGGTGCAGCTCCACGAAAAAGCTAAAGAATCAAAATCTGAAAATGATAACAGAAGCAAAACTTGATAAGATCCAGACGATGGCCAAAGCAGCCATCCCGGAGATACTGCACGCCATTACACTGGTGAGCGATGAAGACGTTCCTGTCTTCACCAGGGACATGGCCGGCGGAGAGCTCGCTCTTTTCGGGGTGCTGCCTTCATTCGGTATGGATTATAACACTGCAGACAATTTCAAGGATAAGAATAAGATGATCTTTTTCCTGGTCTATAAGTTCGATATCAATGAAGGTTATGACGCTTACCGGGCGGTCTATAATGATATTGGTAAATATGTGATAAGGTTCAGGGACTGGCTTATCGAAGAGCATGTAAAGTTCCAGGGCGACTGCCTTTTTAAGGATATCGACTTCAGGACCTTCGATGCAGATCCTGTCCGAAACTATAAAGGTTTTTACGGCTATATGGTACACTTTAATTTAAAAACCGAATGATATGATTTCAAACAACATCCCCGAGCAATTTAGTAAGCTAACAGAGCATCAAAAAAAAGTAAAGGCAATTCGATCAGAAATGGATCGGAATACTCCCGGCTCGTTAGAATTCAACCGATTGAACATGGAATTTAATAAGTCATGAAAATAATACACCTCAATACTAACATACAGATTCGTTCACCGGGTCCTGCTTCCCTTTGAACGTCTGTCACACGTCCCTTCGGGGACGTTTTTTATTATTGTATATTTAAACAATTCAAACTACTATGAAATCAAACTTCACAACCAGGCAGGAATCCGAACCTTTTGAGATCTCGCCGCTTTTTAAACCTGAAACTGAATTTTCAGAATACATCACCGGCGAACCACAGGAGAATGAATCCGGAATGACCTTCGTAAACCATTATCGAAATTTAAACCCATCGATGTTTGGGATATTCCATGGACACACCATTAAAAACTTCCTGGAAAGACCAAACCAGAATCACTTCTACGAGGGTCGCGGACTCAATTCCCAGGCCGATCTGGTGAACCTAAAAAAGCTGGTGAATGCCTTTTTTGTGAAATTCGGTACTGATGATAATGGCTTGGGCGGCTTCTCAAAGGAAGATATTCTGGATATTAAAGAAGACTTTTGGGTGGGTCGCAAATGGATATCTTCAAAACATAAGCACCCCGCAATGATCAGTTACACTATCGAAGAAGGTGTCCAGCTCACCATCTGGCAAACCTAGAAGCTACATTCATAAACTTACAAACCGCCTTCGGGCGGTTTTTTTATTTCCTGGCTTCACCAGTTTAGTGTCCTTTTATCTGCACCCCTGCCTTTCTAAACTTGTAATATGAATGGCATTCAAACACTGCAGTCGCGTTCCGGGAATCTAATAGGCCGGGAACGTATCAATTTTATTCTCGAGGAGGAAGTCGATGAGATTGGGAGAGCCCAGGAAAGGATCTTGGATCAGCAGCAATCCAGTGAGAAGATCGATTATATAGAATCTTCAAGATCCTTCTCGGTTTCAAATATGACCATTCACCATGAGCATCATATCCAGCAGCGATTTATTGACATGAAAAGAACCCGTTACGGAAAACAAAAAGCCGTACCGGTACACAACACTGTCATCTTCGGTCACTGGAATAATATCATCTTCAGGGCAAAATACGAGATAGTCGAAGCATTAAAAAAGCAGACCCCCGCCCTTCTTAAACTGGAAGTATAATGAGTAAAAGGATTACCGATGAACAGTTGAATGTGGAGATGTCTATCAATGGCGTCAATAAAACACAATCAGAGATCAGTAAGGTTCAGAAATCAATTCGCGGTTTAAAGAATGAAAATGAAGATCTGGCCGCAGCGAAACGCAAACTGCTGGCCGAAGGTAAGCGGGAATCAGATCAGTATAAAGAACTTACCAAAAAGCAACGTGAGAACCGGGTAGAGATCGATAAGCTCGAAAAGAAATCCAGGGATCTGCAAAAAACTTTAGGTCTTACGGGGATGACCATGCGACAGCTGGAAAAGAATCAGAAGTCGCTTCGCAGTCAGATGAAGCAATTCGTTCCCAATACTCCGGAATGGGATAAGCTTAACCGAGAACTAAAGGAAACCGATAAACGCCTTAATTCTGTTCGTAAGGAAATGGGACAGACAGCCGGTGTCATGGGGCGAATGCAAAAAACGTTCGGCGGCTTTGGTTCACTATTTATAGGAGGCTTCAGTATTGGAGCGGTACTTCAGGGTGGTAAAAAGCTACTGGGAATGAACGCAGAACTCAGCGACTCTCAGGCGAACGTTCAAAAGACTACCGGTTTAACCAATAAGCAGGTAGAACTGCTTACCAAAAACCTAAAGACCTTCGATACCAGGACACCGGTAAACGAGCTGCTAGCACTTGCGGAAGAGGCCGGGCGACTTGGGAAGGATTCCGTGGAAGATGTAATGGGCTTTGTTAAGACCGCCGATATGATTCGCGTGGCTCTTGGCGATGACCTTCAGGGAGATATCAACGAGAATGTACAGTTAATAGGAAAACTCTCCACTCAGTATAAGGTTGCCGATAAGTTCGGGGACGGTTTTGGAAGAGGAATGGAGCGCATAGGATCTGCAATTAACGAAGTAGCCTCTTCAGGCGCCAACCAGGCAGGCTTCCTGGTAGATTATTTAAAAAGGCTCGTCGGGGTTTCTTCCCAGGCTAATATTTCTGCAGAACAGCAGCTCGGTTTTGCTGCAGCTCTGGACGAAGCCGGGCAGAGTGTTGAAGTATCCGGTACCACCATGTCCAAGATCATAGTAGATATGTACTCCAAGGCCGATGAATATGCGAAGATCGCCGGGATGTCTACCGAGGAATTTTCCGCCTTGTTAAAGGAAGATGCTAACGAGGCATTGCTTACATTCCTGGAGGGACTGGAAGGGAATGGGGAAGGTCTGGAGCAGATGACCAAGAAAATGGATGGGCTCAACCTGGAAGGCGCTCGAAGTGTAGCTGTACTTACCACACTGGCTGCGAATACCGATACCATTCGCGCAAAACAGGAAGTCGCCAATAAAGCGATTGCAGAAGGAACTTCACTAACTCAGGAATTTAATGTAAAGAACGCGAATCTTGCCGGTAACCTGGAAAAGATCGGCAATGCCATTGGTAATTACTTCAGGAATTCAGCCTTGACCAATTGGTTAACGGAAGCCACATCCGGTCTCCTGGAACTTAACAGGGAAACCAACGCCCAATCTAACCTTTTAAGAGAGCAGCAGTTCCAGATGAATATCATGGTGAACTCGATCACCTCTTTAAATGAAGGTAACGACGCCCGCAGCCGATTGCTTAAGGAGTTAAATAAAAATTACCCGGATCTTCTTAAGAATCTAGATACAGAGAAGGTTACAAATGAACAGCTTCGAGACCGACTTATTGAAGTAAATGACCAGTACCGGGAAAAGATCAAGCTTGCAGCCTTTGGAGAAATGCAGGCCGATAACCAGGCAGAGGCTATAAAACTTCAGCGCGAAGAGGAGGAACGAATCATTTCTATTGAGAAGAATCGTGTAGCAATGAATATCCGGAAAGGAAAAACCTTGGAAGACCAGCTGGAAATCTTTAAAAAGGAAGCAGAATACGGGAATATCGCTAAGGGAGCTGCATTAGGTGCTGAAAAAGACTATAACCGGATACTCGCAATTCGAGAACGAATAAATGAACTTGAAAAAGAGAATCTGGATATAGAGCAAAAGAAAAGCCAGATAGACCTGGGTGAGGATACCCAAAAAACAGAACCCGATAAACCAACCGGGGATGAAGAACCAATTACTCCAGAAGTAGATGAAGAGGCTCTTAAAAAAGCTAAGGCGGAAGCTGAACGGAGGAGGAAAGAATACGAATCTACCGAGAACTACCTTCTTAATCTTATTCGTACAAAACAAAATGAGCGTGAAGTAGCCAAACTGGAAGGACTGGACAGGGAACTGGCGCTCATCGACACCTATTATAATAAGGAAATAGAAAAAGCCGCGGGCCATGCTGATCGTATTAAAGAGCTCGAACTTTTAAAGCAGGCCGAAAAACAGGAGGCAACTGCAGCTCTTAAAAAAGAATACGAAGATCGAACTTTAAGTATCGAGGAAGAAAATCGCCGCTTAAGAGAAGAAGCCGAGCTGGAACGTGAACTGGCAAAAGCAGAAACCCAGCAGGAGAAAGATGAATTAAAATTAGAGTACGCTCGAAGTCTTGCGCTTCGGGAACTTGAAATTTTAAAAGAGGCGGAGATTGCAAAGGTTGAAGCCGTTGAAGGATCTGAGAAGTTGATCGCGGCCATAAGAGAGAAATACAGGCTGCAGGCGGATAAAATGAACCGCCAGTTCGATAAGCAGGAAAAAGAAGCAAAGGATCAGCAGGTCACCTGGACAAAAATGACCGAGCAACAAAAGCTCGACTTCACCCGTAGTCATCTTGCCAGTGCCGCAGAAGCATTTAACGAAGGTTCTGAATCATGGAAGGCCGCCAAGATCGCCGAGACCACCATTTCAACCTATCAGGCTGCACAAAGTGCTTTTCAGGGATTTGTATCAGTTATTCCGGGACCTATTGGAATTGCCCTTGGTACCGCCGCAGCTGCTGCTGCAGTAAGCGCAGGTATAAAACGGGTTGGAACGATCGCTTCTACCGATATTGAGAAAATCCCGCAGCCTTCAAGACAGAATGTAAGGGGATACGAAAAAGGAAAATATCCAGATTACCTGGACGTGACCAGAACCGATGGAAAAAGGTTCCGGGCCAGGAACATGGGTAAAGCCGGTACCAGGATAGTAAATGAACCTTCTTATTTCTCAGATAACGGCGGTTACCTGGCCGCGGAGAACGGTACCGAGATGATCATAGACAACGCAGTATTTAGACAGCTCAATCCAAAAGTGATCAACAGCATCATCGAGACCAGGAACCGTGTGAAAGGTTTTGAGTCCGGTATGTATCCGCAATCCGCAACTCAATCTGCCCAGTTTGGAAATACAGATCCCGAATTAAAAGCCATGCTGGCCAGCCTCATGTTAAGGCTAAGCGAACCTATTAAAACCTACACGGTCTACGGATATGATGAAGAGGAAAAAAGAAAGAAGCTCCAGGAAGAAATGGAACAAAGCTCGAATAACGGAAAAATAACTTCATGATAGAATTACTTCAATCTCCAGATAAGAACCGGGTAATTGCCGATGGCAATGATACGGTGATCCTTTTACAGGCAAGCCAGGATCCCGGCTATTTTGTAAGGGCTAATATTTTTATAGATGACGATCCCGAGCCTTTCCTTCAACAGGGTTGGAGCAAAGATGAGAATGGCTTCTGTGAATTTAACCTTAAGCATTTGTATCATGCCTATTTTACCAATGCCACCAATTGTAACTATACAACCGGCTTCCATAAAAAAGATGGGCTGTTGAAGAAAGTAAAGATCGTAGCTGAAGAATATAAGATAGGTAGCGGCGTAAGATCTCATTTCCTGGAATTTCCCGAATTCTATCTCCTTAAGAATTTGAAGCCGGTTAAATTTGACGATGAAGTGGAGCTTCAGTTTCTGGGGCTTCCGCAACAAAATATTAAGGTAGACCGGTCTACCGGTTTTGTATTTCCACTTTACCTTCAAGGTGGAAGCGAACTGCAGGTTTCCGTGCTTAACGAATTAAACGAGGAAATCTATACAGAAACCCTTCAAAATTATCCGGTTCAGGCCACTCAGTACGAATTAAACTTTGAAGACCTGGATCTCACAGGCCTTGAATTCATATTTGTAAAATTTAGCACATCTTCTGCAGCCGTTCAAAGAAAACTGGTGTTTGAAGACGAATCCCTATACCCCCCAAAGACTATTTTTTACCAGAATAATTATGGCTTCTATCTTTCCGCCTGCCTTTTTGGAAGAAAGGAAGAGCTGCACAGCCTCAGTCCTAAAAATTACACCCAGAAAGATGGCACCGAGATCACCTACGATGTGGAAGACAACCGGGAACTGGAACTAAGTTCTGGTTATGGTTATAAAAATATCACCGATCTTATTCATGCGATCGCCACCAGTACCGATGTTAGAATGCAGATCGAGGACGTTTGGGAACGGGTAAAGTCGGAAACTAAAAAGGTTACCCGGTTAATAGATAACAGGTACATTTACGGGGAAGCTCTGAATTTCTCCAGGATAAATCTACCAAGCTTCACCAACCAGAACACCTATGCAATGGTCCCGGAAATTAATAATATCACTGTATCCGGAGACGAGAATTCGGTTCTGGAAATTGTAAAGGCGGCTTTTCTTTCGGTTTACTCCGCCATCCAGCCGGCAACAGTAGTGCAAATAAGGGAGGTGCCGGTAAACGGGAAGCTTTCATTTGTAGACAGTAGCGGCATTGTGGCACTTTCAGATATGGTTGCGAACGATCCTGGTATTTTACCCTACAACATCCCGCTTTCAGATTTTGTAAAGCTGGTGTATGAGCCAGACCAGAGAAAGTCGGGTACCCCGTTAGATCAGATCGACTTCAAGATGGGAACCGAGGTAATTCTGAGTAACACGGCCCAGATTACTTATAATGTAAATGACATACCTGATTCAGATCTTCCTCCTGAGATCATTGTAAATACCATAAAATATATTTCCCTGGACGCCGGCAATGATGGAAGCGGGCAGATAGATGCAACGGTAAATGTGGCAGAGGGGCATACCGTTTCCATATTATGGGAGGTGCTCAATGCCGCTCCAATAACATTTGATGATCAAACCCTGGAAGATCCCACGCTTACGCTTACAGATGCCCAGCAGGATACCACTTACCAGGTAAAGATCACGGCGACCGATAACATTAATGGTCTTTCCAGTGAAAAGATCGTATCGGTAAACACCAATTCCTTCAGGATTAAAATAGAGAAGATCAATTATCCGGAACAAATGCGAAGCGAGCAGGTAGATTTTCATATTTACGGTGGCCAGCCCAATGGGAGCATAACCCTTAAGTTCTCTGTACTAATGTACATGGTCGTTTACGGCGGCGCCAGGTATGTTCTTTACAACTACAACCTTCCGGAAGAAGAAATAAAATACAGCGGTATAGAGGAGCTTAACCTGGTGCTGGATGCCAATGGCGAATTAACCATTCCCTGCCAGATCGTTAATGGTTCCTGGTCTGAAATTACTGTAGAAGCCGAATTAATAGATGCGGTTCTGCCACAGGTTGTAGACCCGGTACTTAATAAAGTCACTGAAAAATTTAGCGGAACGGAATAATGAATTCATTCAGAATATTTGTAAACGGCATAGAGCTCCCGCATGTAAAGGATGACGCTCGAATACATGATGAGAATAGCTCTTTTTATGAAGAAATAAAGGTACAGCACAGTACCAGGCCCATACGGATTGTAGAAAACGAAGACACGCTTAAAGCTTTAGGAGAAATGGAGATCTCCACGGCGAAGAAAAGAAAGCATTTTCCCTGCCTGGTTGTGATGGGTGCCATTCGCTATAAAGGTTTGCTTACCCAGAACGAACGAATCCCGGGATTCAGAAAGTGCGACCTTAAGTTTGGGTCTGAAGTCAACGAGATCATGAACAAAAAGATCGCTTCCTTTTTTCCTACGTTCAGCGTGATCGGTGAGCAGTACCCTCGGGATTATGTGAGTGAGGCAAAGGAAGAATTGGGCTTCCAGCAGGAATGGGCAGATCATGCCGAGGCTATAGCAGGAAAGCTCTACCCGGAGGTAAAATGGCAGTTGCCAGAGATAAGGTACATCGATAAGTTTGGAACCGATCTTAAAGACGACGACCCTCACTTCTACTACCTGGGGCATTTGAATGCCCGGGACTATAACGGCCTTGCCAAGAACGACCTTATTTCAAACTCAAATTATTTCAAGGTTCATAATAAGAATGTGATCGCGCCCAGGGTTTTCTGGCTGGCTCCCATCCAGTATGCCTTTGAATCCATAGGTTATAAACTGGTGGGGAACGTTCCCGATCATGGTTTTTTTAAAAGGCTCTTAAGTCACAGTGAAAATGATAACATGACCAAGATCCCCAGAAAGCCACCGGGGGAACCTCTGGATCTTAATTCGGTGCTATGGGAACAAAGAGCACTACCGGGAATTTATAATGGTATCCTGGTACAAACCTGGATCAAGGAGATAGAATTCATTCCACCAAATCCCGGGGAGCATGTGCTTAGGTACGACATGAACATAGAAGGCCAGAGTTTTCACGGGGTTCAGATCTATAAGAATGACCAGTTAATAGCAAATCATACCAGGTTATATCCAGGTGAATTTGAAGGAGCCCTCACCTTCACGGTAGAAGAAGGCCAGGAGAACACACCTTTTATTTTTATCTATCACCACGTGGCGAAATTCATGCCGGTAGATTATGAACTGGGCTGGTATAACGACCTTTCTGAACTGGATTTTTTCGATATGCACCCTACCATAGATTTCTCCAGGTACATTCCAGACTGGACCACGGTAGATTATCTCAACCGGTACCAGAAAATGTTTAACCTGAAGATCGATATCGATGATGTGGAAAAGACGATAGCACTCAATTTTAACGTGCAGGATTATCTGTTTAACGGTAAGACCGTTCCCATCTTTAAGAGCCTGGAGATCGCAGAACCCAAAAATATCGAAGCAGAAAGTTACCTGCTTAAATATGCTAATAATGTAGACACTCCGCAGTTTGTATCCCTTCATGAAGATATCGAGCGCAACGAGAACACGAAGGAAATTGTGACCGACTTTAAGTTTATCCCCTACAACCGTGGCCGGCATGAACTTTCCCAGCGGGTAGAAGATCGGGAAGGTGTGGGCTTGCTGTTGTACGACCCGGCATTTCATCCTGGTACCGTAGAAAGTTTTGAAGGCATTAATTTAAGTATGCCCGGGCTGGGCGGGGTGTATGATACCTTCCATAAACCATGGATCCTCTTTAGGCTGAATGCCGCCAACCCGGTATTAAAAGGCCCATTCTCCAAGACGGAGCTTTACCAGATCTCGAAGTATAAGAAGATTTTGGTAGATGGCCAGGTGTACCTGGTAAAGGCTATAGACTATAAAGAGAACAGTATCGCCTTATTCGACACCGAACTGGAAGTTGCTTCGGTGAGTTTTTAGATTAACTTCTCAATTTATGAAGTACGGAATCTAATAAAGGCATAATTTCTCGATTATTAGTTCCATATAGTAGAGATTTCACCCTTCTTAAAGATCCAATTATTTCCGACATTTCTTTAGGGTCGAACACATGTATAGAACATTCAGCATGGAAATTTGAAAAATCCATCATCGTCATATTATTACTAACGAGATTTGATTCCATTTGATTAAAATGCAATTTTGGATAGATCTCTTTCGCGAGTTCTCGAGAAGCCAATTCTTTAATTCTTGCTTCCTTGTCTTCACCACGAAAAGGTGTATTGATTTCAAATTTAAATTTTGCCATTTCAATTAATTTTTATCTTCATCCTGAACTTGTTTCAGGATCTCATTTCTTAAGTTCTACATTTCCAGAATGAACGACCATAAATTTAAGGTCACCCTCTCTTAAATGATCAAGATGATCATAAGATAAACCTCGCCCGCCATGGGTTGAATCCGGAAGGTTAAATTCGGTGCCATTTTCAAAGACAATCTTTGCCATCGGATAATTTTTTTAATTTTCCATCCTTTATATAATAAACAGGTAATCTCCTACATGTCTCGGCAAATTTAGCCAGCTCCTTTTTTTGATGTTTATTATGCTTGTCTACATCAACAGTGAATGTATTATAATATCCCATTAAAGAGGTGTTGGAGTATAATATTTTTCAGTCAAGAACAAAGAAAATGGTTTAGGAAAATCTGAATTCTTACATTCTTTTAACCACAACTTTTCTTCTTTGTTCAAATCAATGATCCTTCCAAAAAAACTAAAAGGTTTATTTGAAACTCTTGTAATATTAAACAAGTTTTGATTATAACTTTTAGACCAGTCTTTACCGCGAAGCTGCAATGTGTGAAACTTGAGTTTTGCCATTATATAATTGGAAATTTTTATTGCAATAATATTCGAATAAAGTTGCATTACATCTTATCAATCCAGCTTTGCCGTTGATCTTCCTCTGTTTGGCTTTCAGGATTCTCAGGAAGGTTATGCGGAAAATCAGAATTTTCCTTATAAGCTTTTTCGATGATCTTGTCTCTTCTTTCCTGGCCTATTCGCTCCCACCAGGATTTAATTTTTTGCTCCATACCCAAATATAAAAAATTAACCTATAAGTTAATTTTTCACCTAAAAATCGATACTGTAAAGATCGGAGTGATCCGGAGGCAGCACATCCTGGTGCTGGCGAATATACTTTTTAACCCCGTCTATGGTCTTATGCAGGGTGTATTGCATGAGCTGTATGTAGATGTCATACTCCGCCATTCCGGAATTCACCATGGTATAATACAGGTCCATGATTGCTGTATGCCGTGCAGAGTACAGTCCGTATTCCCTGCCCATTCCCAGCGGCTCTTTGGCAGCTTCGGCGAACCTCCGGCCAAAATGATCAACCTTCGATTTTAATTTTTTCGGGTTCCAGACACCTGGTTTATTCTCATAGGTGAAAACATGATAATGCCCGGGCTTCCCTTTCAGGTGAAGATCCTGGATCGTGGGTTTCAGTTTGTCAATGATCCGCCTTTTACTAAGCCGTTCGGTTTTGGTTTCCACGGTAAGTAGCCAGTCTTCCGTATTAAGATCGGAGATCTGAAGCGTGAAAACTTCCCGAGGTCGCAGGATGGGATAAAGTATGAATTGCAGGATAGGAATCAGGTATGGGTCATTTTTCTCCAGCTGCTCTTTAATATCGATGAGCTGCTGCCTGGAGAAAGCTTTATTATTTACCGGGTCTTCATCTTCCAGGGGAACGCCTATTATAAAGTTATCTTTAATGAGCCGTTCTTTTTTCATCGTGGTAAAAAGCGCCGAGATAGATCTCTTATGATTGTTGATCGAGGTGCCGCTCAATGGCTTCTTTTCATCCTGTACATATTCAAAGCGTATCCAGTCCCAGAACTCATAGAAATGATCTATAGAAAAATGCTTAACATTCATCCCGCTGTAACCATGCTTATCGCTCCAGGCCATAAAACGGTCCAGGTGAAATTTGTACCCGTCTATTGTTGGCTGCTTTTTTCCTTTCTTCTTTATATCGAATGCGTACTGCAGGCCATCCTTTAAAGTTACGATTTCCTTTCGCCGGTTCCTGTTCCCTACAGTTTTCGTTTCCGGGTTCCAGTTCATCTCCAGTGCTTTTTTATATTGAGCACACATAATCTTCCCGGCGGCCTTTCGTTCTTTGGCCGTTTTCAGGTAATTAATATTGTTTTTAAATTTAAAGGGAGTATCCAGGGGACCTTCAGGATCTGATCTCCAGTAAAAATAGATATACCAGTAGTCGCCAGGGCCTACCACAGGCTTACCGTACCTACGGGGAATAAATAATTTGGGATCTGAATAACGTTTCTTAGCCACGAATATTTCTACAGTATCATGTCCGTTTCTATGTACGACTTTGATTTGCTCCTTCTTTTTCAT